GCTGATGATAGTGAAAAGTATTTATGTCATTCATGTGGATGGGATTCTCAGAAACAAGAATATGATTTTGATGCATTTGATTCATGGAAAGAAAAAATGGGTTTAACTGAAGAGTTAGATGAACGTGGTAAGATGAGACCGGCAGATAGGTTAAGAAGAAAAGCTTCTATGGCTGGAAAAGGTAAAGAAATTGCTAGAAAAAGAGCTCGTACAATGAAACGTAGAAAGCCTTTATCTAAACTTAAGAAGATTGCTTACAAAATGGCATACAGACAAGTTTATGCTGAATTCTCGGAAGAATTATATCCTGGTATTAAGAAAGCTGATTTATCTATTGCACAAACCCAAGTAGTTCATAAAAACGTAGTAAGAAAAAAAGGTAGAATAATCAAAAGAGCTAAATTTAGATTTTTACCAGCATTACGTGCAAAAGAAGTTGAAAAATTTGAAAAAAGGAATGAAGATATTTTAGACCAAGCATTTTTAAAGGCAAAACCAGTTAAAGAAGGTAAACCAATTCCTATGGATACTCCTAATGAGTTTGTATATTTAAATTTTAAAAAATATGCATACAAAAATAGAAGTATGTTTAAAAAGGAATTATTAAAGAACAAAGATAATAGTGGTAGGATGTTTTTAACTCTATCCGCATTATGGTATAAGTGGGCTAGAAAAGATAATAAAGAATTTACTCACATTAAAGATAAGTTAAAGTTCGGTAGAGCATTAATGATAATGATGGTTAAGGATAACTTGGTATTTGATAAAAAATCCTATAAGAAGAATAATAAAATATCTAACTTAAAAGAAGTAGAATTAGAAGAACAATGTAAACAACTACCAAACGAATCAGAGCAAGATTATAGAAATAGATGTTTTGGATATGACCCACTAACACCTCCACCTGCAGGATTACAAAGAATGGGTGAAGGGATTCTTACAGAAGGTGGTGCGTATGGACATATGTCTCATCCATTTGATACTGATATCAATTTAACATTTGGACAACTTAAAGATATAGTAAATCGTGCTTTAGAGGGTACGTTAGAATTCACACGAGAAAAAACAGATGGCCAGGCATTAGCAGTTTCTTGGGTAGGTGGAAGATTAGTTGCAGCTCGTAATAAAGGACATTTAAAGAATCGTGGTGAGAATGCATTGGATATTAATGGTATAGCAACCAAATTTGCTGGAAGAGGTGAATTGGAAAAGGCTTATAACTTTGCAATGAAAGACCTTTCTGATTCAATCAAATCATTATCAGAAAAACAAAGAGATAAAGTATTTAAAGAAGGTGCATGTTTCATGAACCTTGAAGTAATATACCCAACATCAGTTAATGTAATTCCTTATGGACAAGCATTACTTGTATTCCATGGAACTATGGAATTCAACATGGAGGGTGTTGCAATTGGTGAGAATGGTGATGCTGCTAGAATATTAGCTGGTATGATTAAACAAGTTAATAAAGATGTACAAGATAACTATACTATACAGGGACCACCTGTTATGAAGTTACCTAAATCACAGAACTTATCTAAGAAACGTTCTCAGTACAATTCACAGATATCTAAACTACAAAAAGAATTTAGTTTAAAGGATACTGATGGAGTTGCTGATTACCACCAATCATGGTGGTCTCAATGGGTTGATAAAAACTCGCCATCATCATTAGATAATAAAACCAAAATGGGATTAGTTAAAAGATGGGCATTTTATGATAAAGGATTTAGATTAGATAAGAGAAATATTACTGATGAGAAAACATTAGAGTGGTCTAAGAAAATAGATAAACAAGATCAGGTTAAGATATCCAAATCAAACGTAATGAAGTTTGAACAGATATTCTTAGGATTGGGAGCAGAGGTATTGGAATTTACATCATCTGCATTAACTGTAAATCCAGATGCTGCAGTTCGTGATATGAAAAAACGAATTGATAAGACAATCAAGGATGTTAAGAAATCAGGAGACCCAAAAAAGATAGGAAAACTTAAATTAGAACTTCAGAGATTAAATTCAATTGGTGGTTCTAAGAAAATAGTTCCAAATGAAGGTATCGTTTTCTTATACAACGGTAATACCTTTAAACTTACAGGAACGTTTGCATCTGTAAATCAGATACTCGGTATTTTCTTCTAAAAATAACGGTTTCTTCATTTTTATATATTTATATACAACAAGTATAACCTAATGTATAATAATGAGTAAAGAATTCAAAAAAAAATATATGCACCCAACTCGTAGAAAGTTGATGGATATGGTGCAAACTGGTGAGTATGATAAAAACACCACTATTGGTTATGATAAGGCAGAATCTTCTCATGATGTTGGTGATGTTTGGGAAGATACCAATCATAAATTCGAAAAGAAAGAAGGTTATACCGTAAAAACAGGTAAAAACCACGAAGCGTTCCAAAAAATACGAGAATATCTTGCAGAAAAGAATAATTGTAAGAATGCTACATGTAAAACTATAAAGAAAACAGATAACGATATAAGATTTATCCAAAATGGAGGATTTTGTTTAAATTGTACAACTGAACGAGAAACTGTAATTAGAGCAGAGGGATTATTTGCTCCATTCCAAAACTACAAGATATGGACTAAGATGATTGTGTATGGAAAACAAAGATTAGAAGAACTTAAACAATCTCACTCAGAAGTAGTAGACGAATATGAGTATGTTAATGAAGATGGTACTGTTGAAAAATGGAAATTGCCAAAACCAATCGAAGAAGTTAAGGCAGAGATACAAGAACTTATTGATATCGGTACAAAAGAAGTAGAAGAGTTGGAAACAAATAGATTATCAGCTTTTGAGGAACTAAGGGCAAAAAATTATGAGCATTATATTTAACACATTACAAAAATATTTCAAGGAAGTATTAATTATAGGATTAGTAGTAGTAATACTATTAATGAGAGCTTGTAGTGGTGATATTGTACCAACAAAAGATTTAGTAAAAGTAGATGGAAAAGATTATGAACTACTTTCACAAAAAATAGATACTGTTTTTATAGATAAGATAGTAGAAGTAAAAAAATATGTACCTAAGTACATAGATAGAGTAGTTGAAAAAATAGTAGAGATACCAGCAGATGTAGATTCTCTTAAAATAATAGAAGCTTACTATTCAACATATATAGTAAAAGATACTTTAAAATTAGATTACGAATTTGCTCCTGAAATTGTAATCGATTCAATTGGAACAAAACCCAATCCAACATTAGGATTTGGAATTGTTACTGATGAGATTTCTCAAAATGAAATAATTACTAGAAGTATTAAATGGAATTTTCAAGTTCCTACAATATATAACACAAAAGTAGTAAAGGAATTGCCTAAACGAGTATTCTATTATGGTGTTGGTGCTGGATTTGACAAAACTAACTTTATAAACAATGCAAAGTTTAGTATTTTATATAAAGATAAACAAGATAAGATGTGGGGATTGGATATTGGTGCATTAAATGTAAACAGTACTTTACAACCTTACATTGGTGGTACTATGTATTGGAAAATTTCATTTAAGAAGAAAAAATAACAATGGCTAAACAATCACTCAAGGATATAATAAAACTTGAATATCAGAAATGTGCATCAGACCCTATATACTTCATGAAGAAGTATTGTATGATTCAACATCCTGTACGTGGTAAGATACCTTTTCATTTATATCCTTTCCAAGAAAGAACATTAGACCAATTCGGAGAACATAGATACAACATCATTCTTAAATCTCGACAGACGGGTATCTCAACCTTAACTGCTGGATTTTCACTTTGGAAGATGTTATTCAACCAAGATTTTAATGTATTAGTAATTGCAACCAAACAAGAGGTTGCAAAGAACCTTGTAACGAAGGTTCGAGTAATGAATCAATACTTACCATCATGGTTAAAACAAACAACAGTAGAGGATAACAAACTATCTTTAAGATACTCAAATGGTTCACAGATTAAAGCAACTTCAGCGGCTGGTGATGCAGGACGTTCTGAAGCACTATCACTATTGGTATTTGATGAAGCTGCGTTTATTGATAAAATTGAAGATATATGGGTATCTGCACAATCTACACTATCTACCGGTGGTAATGCAATTATTCTTTCTACTCCAAATGGAGTTGGAAACTTCTTCCATAAAACATGGGTAGGTTCTGAAGATGGAACGAATACATTTAACAATATTAGATTACATTGGACTGTTCATCCAGAAAGAGACCAGAAATGGAGAGATGAGCAAGAAATTCTATTAGGACCAAAAGGAGCAGCACAAGAATGTGATTGTGATTTTGTAAGTTCTGGAGATACTGTAATAGACCCACAACTTTTAATGTTCTATAAAGAAACATATTGTCAAGAACCAATTGAAAAGACTGGATTTGATGGAAACTTATGGAAATGGGAATATCCAAATTATCAGAAATCTTATATGGTAGTTGCCGATGTTGCCCGTGGAGATGGTGGTGATTATTCTACATGTCATGTTATTGATATAGAATCATCAACACAAGTTGCTGAATACAAAGGTAAGTTGGATACAAAAGATTTCGGAAACTTCTTAGTATCACTTGCAACCGAATATAATCAAGCATTATTAGTAATTGAAAACGCAAACATTGGTTGGGCAGTAATTCAACAAGTAATTGATAGAGGATATCAGAACTTATTCTATATGAGTAAGGATTTAAAATATGTAGATGTAGAAAATCAATTACATAATAAATATAGAGCAGAAGAACGTGGAATGGTGCCTGGTTTTTCTACAACATCTAAAACTAGACCTTTAATTATTTCCAAATTGGAACAATACATCAGAGAAAAATCAGTAACTATACGTTCTACTAGATTGATAGATGAATTATTCACATTTATATGGAATGGTAATAGAGCAGAAGCAATGAGAGGATATAATGATGATTTAACAATGTCATTATCAATTGGATTGTGGGTTAGAGATACTGCACTTCGATTAAGACAAGAGGGAGTGGATTTAACTAAACAAGCATTGGGTGGGATAGGACAATCTACTGATGGAATGGCTAGTGGATTTGGAGGAAACGATTCTATGGATGAAAATCCATGGAAAATGAAGGTAGGTGATCAAAATGAAGACCTAACATGGTTAATTAAATAAATCTATATTTATAGTATAGAACGAAATAAGTATGATATCATTATATAATTTATTAGTAGAAAGTCAAGAATACTGTGAAGAATACACAGTAGAGAACTATCAAGATATACAGGAATTTGCTGAATTTATGAAGGAATATAAGTCCGAAGTAAATGAAGGAGAGTATCAAGGTAGAGAAGTTAAACTTGGAAAACCGATGAGAGGTGATGTTAAAAAGTTTAAAGTATATGTTAATAACCCCAAAGGTAATGTGGTAAAGGTAAACTTTGGCCATGGAGGAACTTCAGCTAAATCAGCAGGAGAGAAAACTATGTCAATCAGAAAATCTAATCCAGATGCAAGAAAAGCATTTAGAGCTAGACACAACTGTGATTCACCTGGACCAAAACACAAGGCAAGATATTGGTCTTGTAGAAAATGGTAAAAATAAAGGTTATAAATTAAAAAATAAATACAAATGGCAGATACTTCATTTTTCGGACGTTTAACAAAACTCTTTCGTACCAAGGCAATCGTAACGGTTGACGATAAAGGTAGGAGAAAAGTTTTTGATGGCGATGAAAGACAACAAACAAATCTATCTTCTTTAAGAGATAGGTACACGAAGATACAAAAATCTTTCTTTGAACAAGCAGGTGGTGCACAATCAATGGCATACCAACAAGTTCGTAGAGAAGTTTTTAGAGACTACGATGCAATGGATAATGACCCGATATTAGCTTCGGCATTAGATATCTATGCAGATGAGTCTACATTAAAAAACGAATTCGGTGATACTTTAATGGTTCACTCGGATAATGAAAAAGTAAAAGATATACTTGATAACTTATTCTATGATATCCTTAATGTTGAATTCAACTTATGGCCATGGGTAAGAAATATGTGTAAGTATGGTGATTTCTTCTTAGGTTTAGAAGTTGCAGAAGGAAAGGGTATCGTAAACGTTACTCCTCACTCTGTTTACAATACAGAACGATTAGAAAGAACAGACCCAACCAATCCAAACTCAGTTAAGTTTAAAATAACTGAAGACCCGAATGGTAAAGAAGAGTATGAAAACTTTGAAATTGCACATTTTAGATTATTAGCAGATACAAACTGGTTACCATATGGTAAATCAATGATTGAAAATGGTAGAAGGTTGTGGAAACAATTATCTCTTATGGAAGATGCAATGTTAATCCATAGAATTATGAGAGCACCTGAAAAGAGAGTTTTCAAAATTGATATTGGTAACATACCTCCAACAGAAGTAGATAACTACATGCAAAGAATTATTAACAAGATGAAGAAAGTTCCTTTTGTTGATAAGAATACAGGTGATTACAATTTAAAGTACAACATGCAAAACCTAACAGAAGATTTCTATCTTCCTGTTCGTGGTGGTGATAGTGGTACAAGTATTGATAATCTTGCAGGTATGGAATATGCATCTATTGAAGATATCGATTACTTAAAAAACAAAATGTTTGCAGCATTAAAGATTCCAAGAGCATATTTAGGATATGAGGAAAATGTTAATGGTAAAGCAACACTTGCAGCTGAGGATGTGAGATTTGCAAGAACAATCGAAAGAATACAAAGAACAGTAGTATCTGAGTTATCTAAAATAGCTATCGTACATTTATATGCACAAGGTATACAAGATTCAGAAATGACTAACTTTAGTTTATCATTAGTTAATCCATCTACAATATACGAACAAGAGAAGGTTAACCTTTGGAGTGAGAAAGTTAGATTAGCACAAGATATTCAAGGATTAAATATGTTATCTAAAGATTGGGTATATGATAATATCTTCAAATTAAGTGGTGGTGAACAAGATGTTCAACGAGTTAAGATGTTAGATGATTTGAAAGATAGATTTAGATTCCGTTCTATTGAAGATGAAGGAAATGATCCTGCAAATGAAGAAGAAGAACCAGATGATATTGAAGAATCGATTGAAAAGATAAAACAAGAGATTAAGAATAAAGGTGGAAGGCCAAGAGAGGGAGGAACGTATGGGAAAGATAAACACCCATTAGGTAGAGACCCACTTGGTGATAAAGAAAGAACATCGAAAAGAAGTCGAACTTCCGAAGATACCGCTGGTAAAATAATCAACGGAATCTCAGCAAAACGAAAGTATTTACACGAAGACACAGATATGTTAAATGAGGATAATATCCTCGAAGATACGGAAAATTAATTTATCTTTTATATTTTTATATTTATAATAGGATATAATATTTACCATATCACAATTGGAAAAATATCAAATGAAAAAAATAAGACACTCTAAATTTAAAAACACAGGGTTTTTATTCGAACTTCTAACAAAACAAATAACACTTGAAGTGTTAAATGGGTCAGAAGAAAAATCGAAAGAAATCATAAAAGAATTCTTTGCAGGCAAAAGTGAGCTAGCAAAAGAATTAAGACTTTTTAATCTTCTGATTAATGAGAAGTATAATTCAGAGGCAAAAGCTGAAAAGTATATTGATGCTATATTAGAGGCACATACACGATTAGATTATACCAAACTTAAAAGAGAAAAGTATAACCTTGTTAAATCAATTAAGGAAACATTGGATATTGATAACTTCATGTCATCTCCTGTTACTAATTATAAGATTTTAGCTTCTATTCACAAACTTTTTGAGGCTAAAACAATAAACGTTAGTGATGTAAAAGATGTATTTGATTCAAAGCTTACTCTTGTAGAACATATATCAACTAAAACTACTTCTTTAAAAGAAAAAGAAGATAAATTGGTAGAAGATTATAAGAAACAAGAAAAAGATTTAAGATTACTTACTTTTAAAATCTTAACTGAATCTTTTAATAAGAAATACACTAATTTAAATACTGACCAAAAGGGGTTGTTAAGAGAATACATTAATAATGTATCAAACACTTCTAAGTTCGGTGAATACTTTTCTAAAGAATTAATAAAAACCATTACAGAACTTCATTCGATGTATCAATCGATGAAAGATAAGATTACCAAGATAAAACTTAAAGAAACTATAAATGTTTTGAAAAAACAAAAAGTTGGTAAAAAGATTTTAGATGAACAGGTTTCGGCATTAATGTTATCTTATGAACTTATCAAGGAAATAAAAAATGTCAATGGAAAGAAGTAAACTGAAAGAATTTATAGATGAAATTATCCAAGAGATAGAACATGACCTGGATGAGGCAACCACTTCTGGTGCCGCTGGTGCTTATTCTACTCCTAATGCATTTTCTGATGGTGGTTCTAAAGATAAAAAACTTAAAAAGAAAATAGCTACCCAACTTGGAATGAAATTAGTTGGTAAAGTGGATGAAGAACTAAAAGAAGCAACATTCAGACCAAATTCAGGTACTATGAGTGGTGGTACATATGGTTTAGATAATAGAAAGTATGAATTAAAAAGAGATGTTAAGGGTGTTCGAATTGGTGATTACACAAATGTAACATTACCAAAAGGAACTATTATATATAACATACCAGGTGGAGTATTTGCACATCATCGTTCACTAAAAAGTTATGAAAGTGGACAAAACAAATATTTCAATCAATCAACATTCAGAGGAATATCAGTTAGACAAGAAAAAAATACTCTTATTTCAATAGAAAAAAATTCTAAGATATTAGAATCTATAAACGAAAGAAACATAACTCGTAGTACTGAAAGAGTACTTCAAAAAGGAATTCAAAGTATTTTAGGTACTAGCGTAAATCAAGAAATGAACGATAATGGTGCATATGAGTTTTTTGTAGATTATGCTGAGTTTGTAATTGGTGTTGGTGAGGATGAAACTAAAAAAGCTAAATATGCATTTAGTATATATGATGATGGTGCACGTAAGTATTTAGCAAAAGGAAAATCAAATGATGAAAAAGATTTAATCAAACAAATTTTATCCTCTGTAAAAAAATTCAAAAACAAATTACTTCTAACCACAGAATCAGTAAACGAATCTAAAAAACCACAAGGACCAGTTAATCGTTGGTTAGCAATAAAAAACGATGAAACAAAGCATCCTCATAAGAAGATGGCAATGGGTTTAAAAGAACTTAAATATCAATTAGGAGAAACACAAAAGTTTTTTACTTGGTATAATCAAATAAAATCTATGAATGAATTAGATTCATCAGATTACTGGAAGAGAACAAACAAACATATTTATAAGATAAAGGAAAGACTTATAAACATAGCAAAAACAATACAGGAGATAGAAAAATGAAAATAACAAGAGAAAATTTTAAAAACATAGTAAGAGAAACTATGATAGAAGAATCTGAATATCAAGAATTCTTTAAAAAGGCTTTAGAAAAAGCTGGAGGTTCTATACCTAAAATGTCTGAAGATGAAAAAAAGGCATTCTTTAACAAGATTGAAAAAACTTGGAATGGTAAGGGTAAAAAGAATGAAATATCAGAAACAGAATTGGATGAAGCTCAATCACCAGCACAAAAAGCAGCATTTGCAAAAATGTTAGCTAAAAAAGATGGTAAGGATGAATCTACTGATGATGAAAAAGAAGAAGTTAAAGAATCTGTAATTAATGAAGGATTTGCAACTTGGGAAATGAGTTTTGCTGATATGAATCTTAATGGTGTTAAATTATCCAAAAAGAATAAGTATAAAGTAAAAGCAAGAAATACTGTTGAAGCAATTAAGAAAGCTGCAAAAATGGCTGGATTAAAAGGAAACGATTGGATTGCAACACAAACTAACTATTTAAAGAAAATAGGATAACATTAATATAATGACCAAAAGAAAACTGTTAGAAATAATTGATGAAGAAATCCACAACATTAAGTTGGGGAACATCAGCGAAGAGTTATCTGAATCCGATGAGGATGAAATCAGAAAAATGATTCGTACAGAAGTTTCGGCAATATTTTTTGATTTATTTAAAAAACGAAAAAGTTGGGGAGCATAATGAATAATTTATTAATAGAAACCAGATTATTTGAAGGAAAGGTAAACGAAGATGAT